AGAACCATCGGTTCCATTGTATGCAGTATTAAAAATTGCATAAGAAGTATTTGTCCAATCACAAACAGATGTTGTGGCATTTGTGGATGCAGACAAGGGGACTGTGATGGCCCAAAGGTAAGCGCCTGGCGTTGTGTTTGTCGCAGGTGTAGTTGTCCAACCAGATGGCGCAGTATATGTACCTGTTGCCCAAGTAAATGTTGTCGTTGTTGTGGGTCTAGCAGGTGGAGTGCTTGTCAATGTCCATTGGTAAATAGTTGGATAAGCAACTTGATTTCCTTGACCAGTAGTCACAACATCCAAGTCAATTGCCGGTCCTGTTTCCTGAACATACTTTGCAGTCGGAGCAGTTGTAGCAATTGCTATCGTTATTTGTCTTCCACCATTTGTTTGATAGAAGAAAAACTTAGTAGTACCAAAACCACCAGTTACTCTGTACCAAATGTAATCAGCAGGATTTGTAGACTCTACAGAATCATTAGTATTTAGTAAGCCGTAATAAGCTTTGTTTGTCGGACTGTTGCCAAAGTTCAAAGAGCCATCAGCACTATCTGCATATTTAACAGATAAGTACTTGTATAGATAAGCAAGAACAATACCTGTAGGACCAGTAATTTGACCTGTTGTCGGATCGGCAGCAATGTTTGCGCCAAAGTTGGCTAACAAATAATTGATTGCCTCGGATATTTCCGATAGCTCTGGGGATGAATCTAGTGCGAATGGCATTAGAAAGCGTCCTCAACAACAGTGGCTTGCCAGTTCAAAGCAGTTAGATTCCATGCATTTGTTGCATCATTTGAATCTACTTTGACAGAAATAGTCCGTACAGCATTTTGCTGAGTGGTCACCCATGGATTGTCAGTGTCAATATTGACTGTACCAACTTGACCATAAGTAGGCGTTTGAGCAGTTGAATTAGCTCCACCAACAGTAATATTTACTGCGCCAGTACCCGCAATTTCAGGCAACAATCTGTGAACATAGGTCTTGCAACTGTATGGCACAGGACCTGTATCGGCCTGTAAAACCATGTTGTTTCTTTCAAACTGAGCAGGAATCGCTGTGCTATTAATGAAAGAATTGCCAATGTTTGTTTGGATTAATTTTTGACTTGCAGCACCGCCAGGTATGTATGTAACAACCCTTGAGGCCAAGTTAAATGCACCACTGACAACCTTTGGTCCTTCAGTACCCATACAAGCGTTCTGAATCTGCTTTGGAGCGTTCCAAATCTGCAAGTCATACCTATAGGACAACATCCGGTTGCAATAGCCTGTAGAGTTCAAATCAGGGTAATAAATCTCAATCTGATACTTTTGAGTATTGTTCACCATGAAAATACGATCAAAGTAGGTTGGATTTAAGTTATTAAAAAAGTAATCTTTGACTTTTTGGTTGCCAATAGATGTGAAGTTTGAGCCATCAAATACCCAAATGTCTCGGCTATCAATGCCATAAACATTGGCATCGGTATTGGTCCAACAGTTATTGTTGATCAAACCACGGCCTTGGTTTAGCAATCTGACACCAAAAACAGGGGCAGTTGAGTTTTGATAGGCAATAGGTGAGAAAACTACTGTGTCCCAATAAGAACACACATAAAAGTTACCACCCAAAAAGAAGCCATCAACCAATGGCCCACGAACAGGAACTTCTTGCTCGTTAGCCACGTTATTTAATGTTGGTTCCCAAGTGGCGGGATAGCCCTGATTGGCGAAAGCCTGTGACCAACGAACAGTTGTTGGATAGTTGTAATCAGTGCCAGAAATGCTTTTTGTAAGGTTTCCTGCAATCAGAATATTGCCCACATTGGGTGAACAATAGTTTCTCACAAACCCTGCTTTTGTGCTTGTTGCACCCACATCATAGTTCCAACTTGCGTTTGGAGTGATGGTAATTTCGTTGTTTGTCGGCAAGAAATACATTGGGTTATTGAGTGTGTCATTGATGAACAACACATTTCCAACCCAAGAAGTGGTGATATTGATATCTTCAGTATATCCAGCCAAGAAAACGCTTGGATTTCCACCTACGCCAGGCGTGATGTTAGAAACACCGGCAGTGGTAACCATGTACCATTTGCCCTGATTAGATGAATTGCGGGTGGCAACTACATAAACCCAATTGGTTTCTGAACGGAAACCACCTTCCATAAAGATGGGGTTATTTGGGACAGTGCTTAAAATCTGCTCTTCACCAAAGATTTTCTTGATTCCACGAACATCGGCCTCGACATTGAGGCCAGAATTGTATTCGTTAGGCCCCAAAGCGTTACTAGGTACATCCGGTGTAAAGGACATATTAGTAAACGGAGTGCGAAGCCTTTGGTAATTGCTCATGTCACTTCTTCCATTTGCTGGAGATTGCTCAAAAGACGAGTGTCTGTAGGGTTGAATTCTAAAGCTTTCTTACAGAATTCGATAGCCTGTTCTTTCAATCCAAGCCTCCAAGCTGCAATACTGGCGTAATCGTATGGTTTTTCAGACCAAACCGATGGGTCCATGGTGTAAACAGCCTGTTTATCAGTGATATTTAGGGCAGAAAGTGCTGCTCCATAGCTCTCAGGCCACATACTTAACCGGTAAGTCGAAGTTGCCAACTCGCACCATGGCTCCCTAGTATTTGGAGCTTCTGCACAGGCCAGTCTGTACCATTTTAAAGCATCGTGTGGCATACCCAATTCATCATAAGATTTGCCTAGCAATCTCATGGCATAGCATCGTTCATTAGGCCAAGTAGCCTCAGGCATGGCTAGATAACGATTTAAAGCCTCTATAGCCTCTTGCCAACGAGCATAGAAGGTAAGTTCTCGTGCATGATAGAAAGCGTTTCTAGGGCATCTTGGGTCTTCTTTAACCGCTAACTCAAGCAATGGCATATATTGACCACGAGACTTGGTTGGATCAGGATGGTGGCTTACCAAAAGCATATCCGTATGGGCATAAATCTCATTGGTTCTGCCATCAGGACGAGGATATTCATGGACAGGGTGATGGAATCTATAGCCATGCCTAGAAAAAATCTTTTCGTAATAAAAGGCAATTCCACAACCCCAGTCAAATTTGTATCTCAAACGAGTGGTTTTCCCTAATTCCCAAACACGCTCAATTTCTTCACGCCAACCAGGTTCTAAAACTTCATCAAGGTCTAAGCTAATTACTATATCAATATCACTAGGCAACAAGGCTAAACCGGCATTACGAGCCAAATCAAAACGCCAAGGACTTATGCAAATATCGTAAACTTTTGCTCCACATTCCAAAGCCAATTTAACTGTATCGTCAGTTGATCCAGTATCGGCTATGCAAATTAAATCCGCATCTTTAGCTGAATCACAAAATTTTTGTACAAATTGAGCTTCATTTTTAGATATTGCCGAAACTGCAATTTTTAACTTTTGAGTCATGTTCTATTCCATTCTTTAAAATAATACTGTTCAGCAAGTTTTCTTGCTATAGCAGCATCTTCAATGCTATTAAATCGCCCAAGAGAAATTGTTTTATTTTCAACTTTAATAGATGCTTTCCATCGTTGGGTATAGTTTTCAAAACAAACGCCTTTTACGCCAGACTTGTTTGCTTTTGATAACCCAAGATTTTTGCCATTTTGAGAATTTGTTGCTTCTCTTAAATTGCAAATACGATTATCAGTTTTAGTTCCATTAATATGGTCAATCTGATCTTTAGGCCATTTGCCATAATGCAATGCCCAAGCAATTCTGTGTGCTTGCCATCTCTTAGCGCCAATACAAATTCCAATATAGCCACTGTGTAGCAATGTTCCAGCGGCTTTCTTTTTTATCATTCCTTTACCTTTAGCAATCCAATAAATTGCACCAGTGTCAGGTTGATACGAAAGCAATGATTTAAGTTCATTTATATTCATGCTTTCAATTATGCCACAATAATTAAATGCTATCTGAGCCGTTGCCTAAATCAATAGTAATTGTTTCTTCTTGCTGCGGTCTAGCTTGCACAGTAACTGTATAAACCACGCCATTTTCCTCGTAAGGGTCACATCCGACAAGCATTTGTGTGGCTCTGTCGTGTTCCTTAAATACGCTGACCTTTAGGCAACCATTCTCGGTAAAAAAGTCATCATTAGGGCCAGTCACAGGAAATGATGTATTAGGAAACAACTCTTTGTAGTCGCCTACTGTGATGCTTCCATTGTGGAGTTTTGCAATGTCCATGTCAGTCCTTAATTATTTGGGAATGCCGCAGTTGGAGGCGTGAAATTTGCTGTATAACGGGCATAACCTTTGGTGATGCGTAAGTCATCTATGTAGCCATTCATGTAAGCAGGATCAATAGCTCTACCAATGTTCGGAACTGTTGCCCTAGAATCTATAGCTGATGTGTAAGTTGCGCTTGCAGAGTTAGTACCATTTACAAAAATTCTTATAGTTCCAGATGCTCTAGTCACCGCAATATGAACCCAAGAACCAGTAGAAAATAAACCTGAAGTTCGCAAACGAGTAGCACCATAAATAAAATCAACAACTCCACCAGGCTGAACATTAAGAATCCAATTTGCCAATCCATCTCCAGGCGCTCGGCAATCAACAATTCCTTGGTCAGAACCAATTGAGTTGTAATAAACCCAACATTCAATAGTAAAGTCGCCAGTTCCAAAACTAAATAAATTTTGTGAATTTGGTACAGTCAAATAATCACCAGCACCATCAAAGTACATTGAGCCAGTACCATACTTCTTAACGCTTGTAGAAATCTGTGCGTTACCCACAGTTTCTAAGTCGTTCATCTCAGCGTTGTCTAAGATGCCAGCGTTGGTGTTTGACAGAAGCAATGATGTGTTTGTGATTGCTGTTAGGGGTGCAGTTGGCGGTGTAAACGCAGATGTATAAACAGCCGTTCCAGTTACCCACCTAAAGTCTGTAATGAATCCTGTGTAATATCCACCATTGCCATTTAACCCAGAACCAATAGTTAAAGTTGCACCAGATAAAGCATTTACAGAATTAGCGCCAATAGAAGATGTACCAACAGAAACACCATTAAAGTAAAGTGTTAGGGTTGTGGTTGTTCTTACAAAAGCAACATGAGTAAAAGAATTTAAATTTATTGCAGAAGATGAAGTAACTGAATATTCAGTGCTACCAGAAGTAGCGTCTGCTGTTATTGTTCCATTTGAATTTAAATCTACATAAAACGCAAAGTTACTATTAGAAGCTAGTCCATTACAGTACGAGGAGATTCTTGAACTAAACGCTGTTGGATAAATTGTAAATTCAATCGTGAAGTTTCCAGTTCCTAAATTAAACGCTGTATTTCCAGCAGCAGTTAACCTGTCCCCACTACCATCAAAGTACCCAGACCCACCAATCACGCTTGTGGAGTAGGCAGATGTAGGGCTAAATGGGCTGAAGCGTTGGACGCTTGGTGAGCCGCCAAGGGTAATTGAGTAAGCGTTACTTGAAGTATCAATAAATCTGTTTGATTGACAAGTTAACATATTTGTTCCAGCGCCTGCTACAAAAGGTGCAGTTGGAACTGTGTATGTTGTACCTGTGTACAAAGCAGATGTGCTTACTCTAAAATTTGAAACATATCCATAAATGTTGTCTGTGGAAATGCCAAAATTTCCCGCCATATACCTTGCAGTACCTGAATTTAATGAGGCAGTGTTGCTTGCTTCACGCACTCCGTTAACATACAAGTAATTTGTTGTACCACTTCTTACAAACGCAACATGATTCCATGTATTTGCAATTGCAGTATTAGTTGCGGCAGTAATTGTGTATGAACCGCCATTAACAACAGCTAATGACCATTTATTATTTGCATTGTCTCTATATATAGAAAAACGATTTGGCTCATTTGTACCAAAAGAAAATAAATGACCACTATTTGAAGTAGCAGTTAAGTAAACCCATGCTTCAATTGTGAAATCAGCCCCAGAAATTGATGCGGCAGTAGTTGATAAATAACTTGAACCGTCAAAGTAATTTGACCAGTTACTACCATAAGGTGTAAATGTGCCTTGGGTTGTATTGCCATTTCGGGTAATGGTAAAGTTGTTTGTGGATGAATCTAAAAAAGTATTGTTTTGTGCGCCATTAGTCCCATCACCATGCAACAACATGGTCACATAGTTGAACTGGGGGTCTTTGGCGGCAGCGCTGCCTGATTTAGATGCTGCAAACATTAGTAGTTCTGCCCAATAGTTGTGCCGTACCAGTTTGTTCCATCAGAGAAAAACGAGTAAATATCTTGTTTACTGGCAGTTCCTGTGATGGTTGGGGCAGTTGCTGATGGCCATGTTACTGTTGACCAAGTAACAGACCTAGAGCCTGTTGCGTCTTGTTTCAACATAATAATAAATGACTTACCCGCACCTTGGGCTGGCATTGTGATGGTTGCATTGCCTGTTAGCGTAATAATTTGAACAGTTCCATTAGTTAACGCAAGCGTAATTGATGTACCACTATTTGCGGTATATGCAGTTTCGGTGTAATTAGTGACGGTTGGATTAATAACTTTACCCGATGAAAGAACAAGTGCATCCGTTCCATTGGTTTGAAGTGTTAAAGCGCCTGTTGAATCAGCAGTAGTAATAATGCCGGTTGTAGGGCTTACCGATGCGTTAATTGTTGATGCCATGTTAAACCTCTATCCAAGATAATGTTTCTTCGTTCCAA